CTTTCGGTGCCAAGGCCAGCATCTCAGCTTCTTGGCTCGTCCAGTAGTTGTACATGCGCTGCGCATCTTTAGCGTTACGCACCAAACCGGAGATGTAAATCTTACCGTCGACCTCGAACTCGTTACCGATGACACGCACAACCGGGATCCACTTGCCGACCCAGTCACGCTCCTCCAGCATCTCGTAGCCGTTAGTCTTGCACCACTTGACCCGCTTGGCGTGTACCGGACGGGTGCGAATAGGCTTGATGCCCATCTGCTTCATCTGCTTGGCTTCGGGCGAACCTTCGAACGCCGTCATGTTGCCTGGGTACAGGTTCAGCGTCGCGTTGTCATACTCGACGTAGTAATACTCAGCGATGCGCACCGTGTCCTGGTTGATCCAGACCGAGATCGACTGGTCGCCCACGCCTTGCACTTGCAGGGTCGACAGCGGGCTGGCGTCTGGGAACAGGCGCTCGTACTCAGCGCGCTGCAGGTCTTCGGTAATGAAGCACCACTTGGCATCCGCACCGCACGGGTCTTGGATGGTCGGATCCATGTAGACCGAGAACGAGTTGCGCACACGCGCAATCTTGATGTCTTGGTCAAACGTGTCGTCGTCGCAGTACTCCGTCAGGATGCGGATGTAACCTTCGCCGTAGGCGACTTGGTTTTCGCAGGCGGTGTCGTAGGCGACGTCGGCGTCCGAGATGTACTCGATGTGCCTAACCATGCCGTTGTAGATTTCGGCGACTTCCGGGTCGGCGTTGTCGTCAGCAGGAATAACTTTGCCGCTTGGACGGTTTTGTCTTTGATCATTCGTCACCTGCCGCACGTGTTGCGGCAGCTTGTTGATGGTCAGCGTTGGCCGCGCGTTGATCGTCTGACCTTGCACTGCGCCGCGGGTTGCCAGCACGTCGGCTGGCCACTGCCAATGGTTGTCGGGCGAACCGGCATAGAACCGCAGGTCGTCTAGCTCATCTTCCCGCGTCTCCGACATAGCTGAAAGCGCCATTTGCAGGCGCTTTCGCATGGTCGCCAAGACGTCTTGCGTGTCTTTTTTGATGTCGTCAGGCGGCGGATTTCCACCCACATCCGCGACTTTTGCTGCCTTATTTATGCCGGTATAGTCCATTTACTTCATCTTTTTCGCTGGTTTGGCGGCTGCGCGCTTGGTGGCGTACGCAATTGCTAATGCCTGCTTGATGGGCTTCGTTTTTGCCTCAGTGCGCACGTTTTGCTTGAACGCTTTGTCTGATTTCGACTTAACGAGTGGCATTATCTTACCCCCATAAACTGGCGCAATTGTTTCACATATTCCAACTGTTCTGGTGTCGGTTTTAACGCTGACGGATCGCCAGACAGTATGCGTGCGGCCAAAGTTTGCCGTATATCGTCAATATTACCCGTTCCGTACGCCGAAAACGCTTTTTCTTGCTCGGGTGTTAGTTCGTATCTTGGCGCAGGCAGCATTCCGCGCCGCATGTGAACCCGCGCAGCTTCGTTTAGCTTGACCGCTTCACGTTCTTGCGGCTTTAGCGTGCTGTACGGGTTCAAAATAATCTTGTCATCCTCCGCCGCCATGCCTGCAACGTGCGGATTCTTCTTGAAGTAGTCTAATTCCGACTCAAACGGCTCGCGCATACCCACGCCATACACGCCTTCTGGGTATCCTGTCACGTTGCCGGGCATCTTACTTCCCCTTTTTAGCCGTTTTCGCAGACTGCTTGAAATCTTTCGCGGTCGGGGCGCCGGGCGAGCCGGGCTTGCGCATCTTTTCGCCAGAACCGGCCTTGATGCGCTCGCGTTTTGCGTGAATGTTTGCGTACAACCCTGGTTTCGTCGCCATAGTCAGCACTTCCATCGTTTAAGTGACGCTTTCGCGCGTTCGCCGTCTTTCGCCTTGGCTGCTACGGCACCCATGCGGGCGCAGAACGACTTTTTACGCCCTTCATCCGCCTTCGTTTGCGGGTTCGGTGCCGGTGCCTTCAAGTTCGAGCCGGTTGCTGCGTTGTACTTCGCTCGCCCTTTGGCGGTTAGCCCCGCGCCCTTGCTGACCGGCAGCTTCTCGCCCCGGCCAACACTCAACGACACGCCTTTTTTCGTCGCCATGTCAGGCTCCCATCCACCCGGTTGCGGCTGCTACGCGCGGCATGTAGCCGTCGCTGCGTCGTGTTGCACGTTCTGCCCCCGACTCACGGCTGGCTACCGGGAACGCGAACGTCACCGCTAGTGCATCCGCCGCGTCTGGTGAGGCCAGACCGCGCGACTTCATCTCTTTCTTGCCTTCCAGATAGATCGTCCCCGACGAGTCAGGCTTCTTCATCGGGCCTGTCAAGTCCGCCTTTAGTTGCCGATCGTTCGGGATGCTGGCCGTTCGTAGCCAGTCCTTCATCAGCCCCCACATCTCGGCGCGCTTGTTGCCCCACATGACCGGTTTGCTGGACTTCCATCCGAAGTTCACTCCGCGAACCTTGTAGCGCTGTTCTTTTAACCTGTCAAGTATGCCGTAGCCCAGACCGCCTTCGTCGATCACCGTCAGCGCTGGTCGGTACTCCTCAATCGCATCGATCACCCGACCGACTGTTGTCATCGTATCCTCGCCGTGGTACCGCTTGATCGCGATCAAGTCGCGACCTTGCCTGACCACGATCACCGTTGCGTCCGCGCCGCCTCGAGCTGGGTCAACGCCGATAACAATTGGCGCCGTCGCGTCCTTGTAACGTGGCCGACTGGCGGCATCGTCGACAGCAGACGCACCAATAAACTGATCTTCGCCAGCCGAAGGGAATTCACCGTAGACTTCAACCCGAGCCTGTGGCGAATCCTCGCCATATTCCGCAATGATCTGCTCATAGATTTGTTTGTCCGTGTCCTCGACCGTTCTGGAGTCAATGTTTTCGGTGTGCCAGAACGCCCGCTTAGCGTTAAAGCACTCGTAGAAGTAGCCTTGATTACGCCGGGGGTTACTGAACGCGAACCAGTACCGGTCTAGGATCGGTTCCGTAAAGAAGCCCGCACCGACCGACCAGATGGCGTCCGGGATACCCGAGGCCTCGTCGAAGATCAGCATCATGCCGTCGTGGTTGTGAACACCGGCGTAGCTGTCCGGATTCTCTTCCGACCAGAGCTTACCCTCGGCTGCCCAGTAGCGCGTACCCTTCTTCAAGTCCCGCTCGACCAGCTCAGTCAGCCACTTCGCCGGGATCAACTTTGTTGCGCTGATCTCCCACCAGTGGCTGTTGATGATCATCGCTTGCCACTTAGTCAACTCACCCCAAGTAACCGACCGGAGCTGGGCTTCTGAGTTGGCGCTTACGATGACTGAAGACCCGATGCGGGTCGACAGCATCCACAGCACTAACCAAGAGACGAGGGCTGACTTACCGATGCCTCGCCCGGACGCAACCGCCGTGCGCAGGGCGTCCATGTCGACTTGGCCCTTGTTCGTCTTAATGTGCGTGGCGATCCGGCGCAGTATCTTGCGCTGCCAGGTGCGCGGGCCTTTGAACTTAGCGAGCGGTGTGTTGGGTTGCCCCCACGGGAAGGCGAACAGCACGAACGCCTCGGGGTCATCTGCGAGCTGTGGCGCCCACAGCCGGGTCATCAGTAACTGCTCGCCCTCGGCGTCATAGATCGGCTGTTGCGCCATTATTTAACGCTTAGAAAGATAGCTTCATCGGGCAACCCCATGTCGCGCGCGGATTGCAATATCTGCATGTACTTATGCGCGCCAATGTCGCGGGGGCGGCTAGACAGCATGTCTTTGACGACCGAATACATCGCGGGGTTGTCTTTCCATCTGCGGGTTTGCTCCCCCACAGCGTCGTTGTACCCCGACACTAAAGAAAACCCCGCCATAGGGTCTGGGTCGTATTTGTCGTCAAGACCTTTGTGCGTGACACGTAACGCGCCCGACTTTAGCAACGCGTCAAAGTTTAGTGGTCGGTAGTCAGCGACCAAGTCTTTATTGCTGCTGGTTAACCCGGCGTACTTGTCAAAATCTGTAATGCGGCGCAGATTATTGACTGACTCGGGCGCGAGCGTGTTCAGTGGCATGTTCCAGATACTCCGGTTTCTGTTCCGTGATCAGCCCGTCGATGACGCGGGACTGCGCCTGTTGCAGCGCCTGGGTGATACTGATCTTGTTCGTGACGTCGACGCTGATCTCTTGCCGCGCTGTCCAACCGTGGGCGTGCTGCAGGATCGCTAACGCCGCCTTGGCGTCACCATTACGGGCGGCGTCGTGCAGCAACGCAGACGCCTCCAACTCGCCGTCAGCGCGTCCCTTCTGCTCAGCCATCGTCGCCACCGGATCCATCTCGCAGAGGTGCCGGTACTCCTGCGGCAACATGCCTGCAGCTAACGCCAGTGTGTCGCCCTTCAGTCCGAGCTTAGCTGCGTCGTAGATGGACTGTAGGCGCGACTCGGTGGCCTCAAGTTTGCGAACTGTCAGCGGTAACGAATGTATGCCCATGGCGGCATGGTAATGGATTTTTTAAAAAAATAAAAAATTTTGTGCAACACCTCCGTGGACGTGACCGGCCAGCCACGGACCCCCCACCCCCCAGGTTAGTGAGCACTCACTCTTTTTGTTGTCAGCCTGGTAAGTTAGTAAGCACTTACTAACTTTTGCCAGGTTAGTAAGCACTAACTAACTTGCCCAGGTTAGTAAGCACTAACTAACCGATGTTTGCACATGTGGGTCACGCAAATTGTCCACACAAACCGGTGGCCGCGCGGACGTAAAAGTGTTAGCAAAAGGGAATCGAATCTGTGGATAACTTTTGACCGGACAAAATGTTGCTAAAATGCTATGTGGACAATGTGGACAATCTACAGAGGGAAAAAAAATCGCGGCGCCAGCGAGAGCGCGTGCGTGGCCGGACAATCCATTAGCATATAGATAACTATTTTAACTTCCTAAGGTTTGATAGATTTTATTGTCCACATTGTCCACAAATAGCCAAAAGCCGCACTGTCCCTCGAATGTGGCGTGGACAATCGCGCCGATTTTCATAGTCCACACTCTTGTCCACGCAGTCCACAAATAACAGCGAAAATTAGTGCAAAAGATTCTTGTACATTTTCTGTTTTTGGTCTATATTGTGTGCGTGGTAAATGAATGTCTTACAGATTGACTGATTAATTTTTAGGCAAAGGGCCGCAAATGACACACTTAGCCGATCGAATTTATGCAGCAAGCAAGGTAAGTAAAGCCGGCGCTGATTTATGGGAACTATTCAATGTTCTCGCCGATGACGTCGACGGCGACGAATTACTTGGCCGCTTCGATGCATACGTCGACAATCTAGATTCAGAAGCGCAAGCTTTATATCGCGAATTGAAAGGGGCGAAATCATGAAACAAACAATTCTCGAGATTCTATTAGGCCTTATCGCTTTTCTGTACTTATGGGCTTTTCTTTTCGTTTTAATGTCATTCTAAAAACTTGTTATAGGTGATCCGACCATGAAAATCTCAGTTACTTCAAAATTAGACGGCGTGCGCAGCTGGTCTCTCGAAGCGCTCGACACTTGTCCGGGCTCAATTGCAGCGCCAGGCGTGCTAGTCGACGCGTGCGCGGGCTGCTATGCCACTACCGGCAATTACCGCTTTGCCAATGTCAAAGCGCCGCGCGCGCACAATAAAAAAGACTGGCAGCGCATGGCATGGTGCGATGACATGGTCGACGAATTAGCCCGCGATACGCATTTTAGGTGGTTCGATTCTGGCGACATGTACACGTTGGCGCTTGCTGAAAAGATTCTCGAGGTAATGAAGCGCACGCCATGGGTAAAGCATTGGCTACCCACGCGCATGTATAAATTCCCGAAGTTTCGGCAAGTATTGTCGGAAATGCAAGCGCTGAAAAATGTTTGCGTGCGCTTTTCCAGTGATTCAATCACCGGCGAATATACGCGCGGATTGCATGGCAGCGTCATCATCCCGACACCGGCGGATGCAAAGCGCGGCATGACACTTTGCGGCGCTTATGATAATGGCGGCGCTTGCGGGCCTTGCCGCGCGTGCTATGACAAGCGCATCAAAGTGATTGCCTATCCTGCGCATGGCAAGAAAATGAATAAAGTTATCATGATGAAACGGGCCGCATGATGAAAACAATCACCGCCAAATATGACGGATTCTGCGCGGCCACTGGCGCGCGCATATTGCCCGGAGATGTTATCCAATGGCAACGCGGCCGCTCGGTGCTATTGGAGCGCAAAGCGGCCCGTATCGATACCATGACGCTGATCGGCGAACATGGGCCGCGTGACTATTACCGCAACGCACGCGGCCGCTGCATTGATGCGCCTTGTTGCGGATGTTGCACCATATGAGCGGCCGCGGCCGCTTGCAATACGGGCTATTGGATGACGAAAACCGCGTCATCCGTTGGCTCGATTATCCGCCGGCCAATGGCCGGTATATCACTCGGCGCGTGCCCGTACCGGCGCGCCTAATTCCAACAATCGAAACGTACGGCGCTGCGCGCTGGTAACTAAGGAGGGTAAACAATGGGTAAATTAAAAGAAGCGCTCATCGGCGCTCAGGAAACGGCCGCGCTCAATGGCACGAATGAAGCATTACTCTGGCGCGCGCAAGCGGCGCTATCGGCCGCGCTCTATAACATGGGCGAACCCGATGAAGGCCTGGCAAGCGCCGAGCACGCGCTACATTTGCTGAATACTTACTTGATGGAGACTGAACTATGCAAACGATAATTATCGACAATACCACCTACAAAGTGAAATTTGACAGGGACCCTATCGAACTCGCCAAGCTTGCCCGCAAACCCTATCGGCCGAAAAAGCCGAAAGATATCCGCAAGTTTCCGCATCGGGCGGATCTCACTACGGCCGAGTACATTAAACAATTCGACGCGCTCAATTTCTTGCAGCCGGTCCAATACGCTGGCGCCAGCGCTGAAACGGCTGCGCAGTACGATCCGACAATCCCATTATGCGAGGTTTTCAATGATGACTGATACCGCTGCAGCGGCCGGTACTAGCGGCCGCCCCTATCCGCACTACCTCGAGCGCGTCGACGTGCTACTGGATGATACCTGGTGGTCCATTTGGGTCGATTTCGAGCCCGCCGATCCTAGTGTCGGGCTACCGGCTACCGCTTGGCTAGTGCACGCGCATGTCGCCGAGCATTACGCCGATATCGCGGACTATTTGAGCGAATCGACGATCAAGCGCCTAGAAAGCGAAGCGGTCGATTATCTGTCGGAGGGCCGCTGATGTTTGCGCTTTTAGGTTTACTACTTGCCGCGGCACTCGCCATTGTGCTAGGTTTATAGCGCGCGCCATTCTCCCGCGTGCTTCACCCTTTCGCCCG